GACCATGGCATCCTGAATCCGCTACCCTTCGAACGACGTGCAACACTCCCATAAACTGATGCATCTATAATATCATTCCATTCGACATTTCGGTTAAACTTAGCGAGTGAAACCAGAATGTGTTCTCGAAGAGCGATAGCGGACGCTTGGTCAACTACTAAACCCGGCCAATTCAGATGTACACCCGTTTTCATTAGATCTCCGGACACCTTTGGCGGTGCTACAGAAATGAGACATTCTTTACCACCATGACGTTTTACAGTCTCACAAATATTTTTAGATATATCACGGATCTCGTCAATACCTAGGGGATCGACATCTTTATAGTCAATATCTACAAAGAAGTTGTACGTTTCACTCTTTTGCTCGACGACGTAAATTTTCTTCCCTGAAGTGACCGCCTCTATATATTTTTCATAGAATTCATTCAAGCTATCAAAGGGTACGGAGAGTTTGCCTCCATCCATGAGTACATGTGATAACTTGGATGCATTGTTAGCATACCAATTTCTAAACATACCTTACTATTGTTAATCATCTCTAAACCACTTCATACAAGAAACATCTGGATATTCCTTTGTCTGTGAAAGTTCCTTTTTAAAGGTGAGTAATTCATAGACAGTCTTATTCTCATTCTCTTTCATCCAATCCTCTATTTCTTGTTCACACATTCCCCTGTTCTTTTCGAGAAGTTCACCTATCTGTCTTAAAATGAAAGCCTTAGACTTCATTATTTAATAGAGAAGGTTTTTCTGTTATGCGAACTTATGCACGCATAGAACTTGGGATTTTTAAGAACATTATCGATTATAAGTTTCCAACGTTTACGTGAGTTAAACTCCTCGAGGGTATCGTAACTCATGTAATCGTTTTCGTCGTGGGTTTTACGAATGGGTTGATTGTTTATTTTTTTCAACTGCATCTTGTGCTTTTCTTCATAGAACTTTCGGACCTGGGTCTGCTGTTCCGAACGAGAAAAGTTGACGAAAAAGATATATACATTATACTCGAGTTCTACTGTGGGACTCTCTTTGACTGTAAATTTATATTCTGTGTATTCTCCATTTTTTAGTGAAACAACACCACGTGTCTCTTCTTCTAATTCTCTTAAGGCACATCTTAAAGGATTGAATATCTCACGTCTCCTGCAGCCTCCTGTGACGAAAATCCAATCTTTGAAGCGCCAATCTCTTACTGTGAGAAACCGAGGTTTCCCATCAGTAAAGCTAACCGGTATTGCAATCGCTTTGTACTTTTTCATTGCGCATTCGCAAGTTATAATAAGGCGATATGATTATTCATCCTCCTTTACCTCAATTTTCTTGGTCTCGGGCTCCGTCTCAGGAACAGAGGGTTCCTCGGGAGGAGCGGTGAGGTGCCTGACGACCTGGGCTGAAAAATTCTTAAATCCGTCGATGTCCTTTTTCGCCTTGTTCAATTCCTTAAAGAGAAATACGACAGCGACAGCACATACGATAGTTGCGACAACTAAAAGAGTGTCTTTCGTGACTGGAACCATTTATAGATGAAACTAACATCTTCTTTTTAAGCATTCTACATCACTGCACCCATCTTGGTTTTACCAGGGGTAGGACACTCATAGGGTGTTTGAGCAAACTGAACGGCTTCGTAATGCGCGTTTTCACATGATTTGTTTGTGGACGGCGTTTTGGGCTGTCCGACAAAGGTTTCAAGTGTCCTGGACTTAGGATCGTACGTCAATACAAAAACGATGGATAGAAGAAAAAATATTTTCCAAAGCATCTTTTACTAATTAGTTAGAATATAATAGACCACCCATACCATTCTCCACGCGTAACACGTTGAAATTTACGGCATAAATGTCATCACCGACGTTCTGGTTGTCGTTAATGATACGAGCCGAATCGAGTCGGGAGAAATTGAGGGTTCCAGTGGGCTGCAGCTTACCCGCATCGAGGCAGAAGGGGTAGAAGAACAGAGTCTTAAGGGTCGCAGGCTTGGAAGCGTTGGAAGTGTGGTAATAGAGGGGTACGTGGGAGTAGTTGGGATCGGCGAACTTGAAGTCGGTAACATCGGTACCGTTAATCTGAAG